TTAACTATATCAAACTAGGAATAGAGCGATGATTAAACTACCACCGAAACAGGAAGAGTTTGTGCAGGAACTTATCAAAGGTAGCACGCAATCGGACGCATATAGGAAAGCATACAATACGAAAAAAAGCACGGATAAGTCTATCTGGGAGCTTTCGTCTAGGCTTGCAGACAAGATCAAGGTGAAATCAAGGCTAGCCGAAATTAGGAAGCCAGTTAACGAAAAAATAGGCTATACTCTTGAAGCTCATATCAAACGGCTAGAAACTTTATCTATGAAAGCAGCCAACGCAGGGCAATTCACGGCCGCGATAGCTGCAGAGATAAGTCGAGGCAAAGCGTCTGGCCATTACGTCGAAAAGATCGACCATACCAGTTCCGATGGATCGATGGCTCCGACCAAGATCGAGATCGTCGCTCCTGATATTGATAAGATTGATAGGTGATTTATTGTAAATGAAAGATGTTTTCAAATAATTGAGCTCGCCAAAAGGTTTGAAACCTTGAAGGACTTTAGGGATGCGCATATTAAGGAATATAATTATGCACATAGAAAAGGAATTTCAAAGGTTGCTTTTTCTCATCTAAAAAGAATAAGAACTTACATAAGCGAAAACCAAGATGGTCGCGTATGTAGTGAGTGCGGAATCCTTAAGACGTGGGATTGTTTTTACTACGCGTCAAGAAAAAATGGATATATACGAGCTAAATGTAAGGATTGCTGTAACATTCGATCAGTCGAGTGGAGAAAAGAGAATACAGAGCGCTCTAGAGATATTGTTAGGAATAGTGCCAAAAAACATCCCGAGACTAGCAGAAGAATGAAAAGGCGATACAGGGAAAATCACCCAGAGGCTTGCATTGCTCGGGATTTATTAAAAAGAGCCTTAAAGTTGACAGGAAAAAGAAAGGAAGAAATAACACAGAAAGCACTAGGGTATGGATTTAAAGAATTAAGAACGAATATTGAAAATAAATTTTCTGCTGGTATGAATTGGAATAATTGGGGTGAGTGGGAGGTCGATCATATAAAACCAGTATGTATTTTTATTGATGAAAAGATTTATGACCCTAAGATAATAAATGCCCTATCTAACTTAAGGCCATTATGGGCAGAAGAAAACAGGGCAAGGACAAGGAGGCGATGGGAAAATGACAACTGCACGAATTGAATTGCCTCCTAAGTTAATTCCTATTTTTGCAGCGCCTCGGGGATCTGTGAGATACAGAGTCAGCTATGGGGGGAGAGGGGGAGCCAAGAGCTTCTCCTTCGCTCTAATGGCTGCTGTATGGGGGTACAAAGAGTCACTTAGAATACTTTGCGTAAGGGAGTTTATGTCTTCGATTAAGGATTCTTTCTTTGCAGAGCTTAAGAACGCTATCAATTCAACACCTTGGCTCGCCACGCAGTACGATATCGGAGTCGATTATATTAAGGGCAAAAACGGAACACTCTTTATCTTTAAAGGCATAAGGAATAACTCGTCTTCTATTAAGTCATTATCACAAATTGATTTGTGCATCGCCGAAGAGGCAGAGCAGATAGGTGAGACTAGTTGGTTAGATTTGGAGCCTACGATCCGCGCCCCGAAGTCTGAGATCTGGGTGATTTACAACCCTAAAAGAGAAAACTCCCCAGTCGATAAGAGATTCAGAAAACACCCACCATCTAATGCCGCTATTGTCGAAATGCGTTACGATGACAATCCTTGGTTCAGTAATGTTTTAGAAACCCAGCGTCTTAGAGACAGAGACGTTATGGACACATCAACCTATGATTGGGTTTGGAATGGCGCCTACCTCAAAAACGACGAAGCATCAGTCTTTCATGACAAGTGGAAAGTTGAAGAATTTACGCCCGATAAAACGTGGGATGGGCCGTACTTCGGTCTGGATTTTGGCTTCAGCCGAGATCCAACTGCGGCGACAAAAACTTGGATTCATAACGAAAATTTATACATCGAACATGAATGCGGGAAGGTAGGGCTTGAACTTGATGATACAGCAGAATTTCTTAAAAAGAGGATCCCTGGAATCGAAAAACATATCATACGAGCAGATTGTGCAAGACCCGAATCAATATCTTTCTTGAAAAGAAAGGGACTGCCGCGGATAGTGGGTTGCGAGAAAGGAAAAGGGTCGATAGAAGACGGGATTGCATTTATGAAAAGTCATAGAAAAATAATAGTCCATCCCCGCTGCGCTAAGACTCAAGAGGAAATGAGCTTATATAGTTTCAAGGTCGATAGGCTTACGGGTGACATAATGCCTTCTATATTAGACGTTTACAATCATTACACCGACAGTATACGCTACGGATTAGAACCTGCGATGAAGAAAACTAAACGCGATTATAGTAAATTAGTTGAACAGAGGCGAAAGAAATGAGTAAATTAGGAAGCATTAAAAATCTGCGGATATTCGACAGCTTACGGAGCATATACAACGGTTTAGCCAATACTCGTAACGTCGTATATAATAACCAAGTCACGCATCAAGCTATAACCTTTTCGGAGCTTAGAGCAATATACAGGACGGGTCTTGGATCTAAGATCGTTAGACTTAAAGCAGGGTATGCGCTGAAAGATACGTTGCAGTTCGAGTCTACGAAAGATGAGGACATATACAAAGCTAAGTTTGAAAAAGCCGTTAAAAGAGCGTCGCGTTACATGATAGGCTTCGGCCGTGGCATTATTGTTTTGTATAATCGTGGCGAAGATATGAGTTCGCCTGCTCGAGGTAAGTTCGACGTTTCGAAAGTTGAGTTCAAGGTCTTTTCTGGCGATCTTGTTACTAGTACAGATGCTCCTATAGACCTGATGGATGCAAGATATTACAAGCCAAAATATTATTCAGTCCGTGGCGTACACTTTCACTACAGCAGAGTCATAGATTTTTCATATGTAGAGCCAACGGAATACGATGCTCCAATTTATCAGTATGGCGGAGTAAGTGAGTTTGAGCTTATTTACAATCAGTTGATCAATGACGGGATAGTTGAGAGATGCACGCCAACAGTTCTTGAAAAAAATGCTACTCTTTTCTACAAAATCGTGGGGCTAAAAGATGCGATGCAAGACAAGAACGACTCATATATAAGACAATATTTTACCGAAGCCGAAAATGCGAGGTCGGTGTACGGTGCGGCGCTTATCGACTCTGAAGATGATGCCTATACGGTTAATCAAACACTCACAAATCTGCAGGAAGCCGATTCGATAACTTTGAGAAGGTTAGCGATGGTTACAGGGATCCCTCTGGCTATACTCGTCGGGGAAAATGTCAAGGGGCTGAATTCTACTGGCGACAACGAGATGCGGATATTTCAGGATACAGTAGAGGTTCTGCAAGCTGATTATCTCGAAGATCCCATCAACGAGCTTTTTGCAAAAATCGGGCTAGGGAAGGTTTCGTTTAAAGATAATCAAGGAAGAACACCTGATGAGCGCATAAAATTCGAATCGTTAGTAATACAAAACGCTATTGCACTATATAACATCGGCGAAGACCATGGGAAGTATCTTGAAGAAAATGCCGTTGTTGTTAGAGATAAATTCTCAAAGTTTTTTCCCGAAGCTAAAGAAGAAGTTGAAAACGTAGCAAGTGAAAACGAAGCAGTCGAAAAGAAATGAGTAGAAAAAAACTGATAAAAACGCCTATACCATCGCTTACAGAAATGCGGGAATTCTCATCGCTGATGATTCAGATGATAGACCAGTTTTCCACTAGATTTAAAAATCAGGTCTTTGGTGAAATGACAAAAAAGACCGTTGATAAATTCGCAGACGCTCAAGTCGGTAATTTTGCAACGATATTTCTAAAACTAACAAAAGCAGTAAAGAAAAAATTACTTGCACAGTATAGTAATGATAGAATAGAAGTTATGGTAAAAGAAATAACTGGAAGAATCGACCGACGTAACAAAACTCTGTTGTACGGAAAGATTGAAGAGACAATAGGAATAGACACAGCAGAGCTGATAAAAAATGAAGGTCTTTCGTCAACGATAAACGCATATAGACTCGAAACCGAACAATACGTTAAAAAACTTAGAGACGAAACTCTGGAAGTATATATTGCTAATAGCTTGCGTGTAATGTCGCTCGGCGGGTCGTTAGAAGACGTGATGAGTGAGCTAGAACTCACAGGGTACAAAAAAAAGAACAATGCGAAGCTTATCGCGAGAACTCAAATAGCGACGTTCAACAGCCTTCTCACAAAAGCTAGAGCGCAAAAGCTTGGGATTGAAAAAGCGATATGGCAAACAAGTTCCGACGAAAGAGTCCGAAGATGCCATGCCGTGAGGGACGGCAAAGAGTTTGATTTAGATAAAGGATTATATAGCTCTTGTGATAAAAAAACATTGTTGCCAGGTGTTGATATAAATTGTCGTTGTACTAGCTTACTTATTTTACCTGAAGATTAACAAAATAAAAATGAGGTCAAAGAAATGAAATGGAGTACAGCTCTTATAGAGCAACAGCCTACTACAGGTCGAATGATTAAGGAAGACGGTAGTGCCGTTAATATCGTGGATTTATTGTCTGATAGTGATAGCAATTCTGATATTATCGCAGAAACGGCTGCTGCAATTTACTCTTGCAGTAACGGGACGACGCTTAGAACCGTGCCAGATACGGGGCTTCCTATCTTATCTCTTAGAGCTAAAACAACAGGAGCTTTGATCGTACCGCTTGAAGTTGATATTTTTGCAGGCGGAAATACTTATTTTGAAGTAATGATAAACGCAACGCTTACTGGTGCATCTTTTGCTAGTGCAGGTTCAAGCGCAGGAGCTGAAGCTGATATTTCAGCTACAGCCATAACTGGCGGAACTCGTGTGGCTTCTGGGTTTGTCGTTATGTCTGG